AGATGAATCATTGGTTAAAAGCATCGCAGACAATGTTATGCGCACTGTATTGGCTGATTTCTCCAATCAGGCTGTTATTAGGCAACGCAGTAAACTTCAATTTTTAACATTCAGGCGTAACCCTGAAGCCATTGCGCCTAGTTGGGCATTCCGTAAGCCTGGCTCTGTTCCTGGCTTTCCAACACTGAGATAAGGGCAACACCATGTCGAATACTATTGTGGTTGAAGTAACTGGCAACTTCCGTAGCGGTACTGCTGCAAAATCCGGAAAGCCTTATTGCATGTTCGAGGCGTACGCTCATCTTCCGAATATTCCGTACCCTCAAAAATGTACTTTTTACGCTGAAACTCCTCAGCAGGTGCCTCAGCCTGGTAAATATGAGTGCGATGTGATTGCTCAAGTTCGGGATGATCGCCTTATGTTTGAAGTCGATCCTCGCCAAGGTCGTCGTGTTAGCAGCGGCGCGCCACAAGCAGGTGCCGTTAAAAGTGCCTGAGGGTTAAATCTTAATGTCTGATTTTGTTCGCTGCACTGGCGAGCTAAAAACTGAGGGTGGTTTTCCTCAGTGTTCGGGATCTTGGGAGGCTGTTCAAGTTCAACCTCCTTTTGATCCATCCCAGCTAGATCCAATTATCTTGGGTCAAGCATTCGGCGCTGGATTTACTTTGGTAGCAACTTTCATGGTTTTCTCCATGGGAGTCCGTGCGTTTCTAAACTTCATCAAAACAAGTTGAGGCTTACATGCTTAAAAAAATCGGCAAAAAAAGTATCGCTGCTGTCTTCTTCACTGCTGCAATCTCGGCCAATGCCTTTGCAGCCGGAGCAACTTGGGATTATTCGACGCTGACTTCAAGCGTTGATTTTTCGACGATCAGCGTTGGTGTTCTTGCTGTAGCCGCTTTGCTCGCTGCTGTTTATGCCGGTATCAAAGGCGCGAAAATCGTTCTCGCTTTCTTACGTTAAAAGCCTTTGCGTGACAAAGGGCTCTTTTTGAGCCCTTTTTTTTAAGGGGATTCTCATGGACCAACTCTACTATTTCGCAATGTTTGTCATTGGCTCAAGTTGTGCTTTTGCCGTTTTTTGGGGTTGGTAAAATGAAAAAAATACTCAATATTTTTGTTTTGTTTTTTCTAGCATCTTTCTTTTTCGCAAATTTTGCTCAAGCACAAACCACTTATAAATATAGTTGCGATCATCCTATGAGTTATGCTGGTGGTTATAATTGTCCAGACCCGAGTTATAAATTTACTGATCCTGTTGAAGCTGCTGAAAGCGCAATTACAAGCTATAAGGCGTGGTGGAAAGACCAAGTTTATAAAGAGAAATTCGTTAGTTTTTCTAAAACCTCTCCAGAATGTTCTTACTGGGATCCTAACACTCCGCAATATTACGTTTTGCGGTGTACCTATCGATACAGAATCACCTATGTCGATACCGTCGGTGGACCTTGGATTCAAACGGCTTATACAGATTCATTTGTTTTTGTTGTTCGTGAGCATCCGTGCGAATTCAACGTTGCTTTAAAGGGTACTCTTGGGGCTGTCATTTCCTCCTCTCAATCTGATGGAAAAAAATATATTCTTTCCCAGAATCCTGGAGAGCCGGCTTGTGTAAGCACTTGCTCTTATAATCTTGATCGTCAGGACAAATGCTATTTAACTATCGGTTCTGAAACTGAAGGGTTTTGTAACTACAATTATAAGCTTGGGCTGGACGCATCAGGTAACGAACAAAGATGTCAGACCAATCCGTCTATTAAACCGGCGGAAATCGGTGATGAAATAACTGACAAATGCTCGGATGGTTACGAATTCGCCAATGGTTCCAAAATGTGCACGCTTATTCCTTGTCCTGAAGGTTCCGAGCGTTTGGAGGGAAGTGAAACCTGTACTCCAATACCAAAACAACCTGGTGGTGGAGGTTCTAGCGGTGATGGTGGAACAGGTGGCAGTACGGGCGGTGGAACAGGTGGCGGCACTGGCGGTTCTGGCGGCGGAACAGGTGGTGGTACTAGTGGCACTGGTGGCGGTACTGGCAGTGATGGTGGAACTGGCGGCGGCACTGGCGGTACTGGCGGCGGAACAGGTGGTGGTACTAGTGGTACTGGTGGCGGTACTGGCAGTGATGGTGGAACTGGCGGCGGCACTGGCGGTACTGGCGGCGACACTGGTGGTGATGGTGTTACAGGCGGCGGTACTGGCGGTGATGGTGGTGGTGAAACTTTTACTCCACCAGGTCCTCTTGATTTGTCGGCTTCTGTTGCTGGACGTGGTGCGCAAGCAAAATCACAGCTCATTGATATGAAACAAAAAATGGTTGCATCCAGTACATTCACTACTGCGAAATCTGCTTTCAGCGGTTCTTCTCATGCTGCTGCTGTTTGTCCTGTTGGTTCTGTATCTCTTTTTTCAAAAGAAATTGTTTTTGATAGTCACTGCAAGTTATTTGCTCTCATATCGCCAATTTTGAAAGCAGTGTTTATTGCTGTTTGGTCCTTTCTTGCCGTTCGTATCATCCTGACAGCTTGAGGTGATTTATGTTGTCCACACTTGCTTCTTGGTTCAAATCAATTTTCGAGCAGATTGCAACTTGGATAATCGACATCTTTTTTCTGGTGCTCGGTTGGATGTGGGATGCATTTATTTTCCTTCTCGATTCTTTAGGTTTGGCTGATCAAATTCGTACTTCTGCAACCGCTTTTGATGGTATTCCTGATTCGGTCTGGTATTTCATGAACATGTTTCAGATTCAGTTTGGTCTGGGCTTGATAATTGTTGCCTACCTTATTCGGTTCATGATTCGTCGTATTCCGGTGATTGGCTGATGGCTGTACATGCTTATGTTGGTAAGCCAGGACATGGCAAGACCTATGGTGTTACTGAGCGAGTTGTTATTCCATCGCTTAAACAAGGTCGTCATGTTGTAACCAACATCCCCTTAAATATTGATGACTTGCTTGCTGATTTTGGCGGAACAATTCAGCAGCTTCCAGAAGACTGGTTTGAACTGCCTGACTTGGCCGAATACGTGTTACCTGGGTGTGTTTTGATTATTGACGAAGCATGGCGTCGCTGGCCTCAAGGCCAGAAAGCTAATCAGGCTAATCCTTGGGATAAGACTTTACTGGCTGAACATCGACACATGGTTGATTCCAAAAACAATTCGATGCGCATTGTCATCGTTACTCAGGATCTTTCTCAGATTCCCAGCTGGGCAAGAACCCTTATTGAAACAACATTCCGCGTTGTTAAGATCTCCAAGAAAATTTATCGGGTCGATGTTTATTCCGGTGTTGTTACTGGCGATAAACCTCCAGTTTCTAATAGGATTCGGCAATTTCCGGGGCGTTTTGACAAAACCATTCAATCCTATTATCAGTCTGCAACACATTCTGCTACTGGTACTGTTGGTGATGAATCTGTTGCTGACAAGAGTGCGTCTTTTCTGCGCTCGTATGGCTTGTGGTCATTAATTATTGTTGCTGTTGTTGGCTTGCTCATTGGCATTTTCGGGATTAAGAGTTTTTTCAAAAAACCTGAAACCCAGACACATCAAGATTCCCCTCAGAAAAAGACTGTTACTGAGGTTCAGACTCCTAAAATTGTTCCTGTTCCGCCACCTATTATTTACTCTGATTCTTGGAGATTAACCGGTTTCGTCCATCCTTCTGAACCTGATCCAAATGCCAAGCGTGATTCTTCTGTGGCTGTACTTATCGATAATGCTGGTCACTTGCGTTACATATCTTTTTCAGCCTGTCGTTTCTTCTCTGATTTCAAAGAGGCTTATTGCGACATCGATGGTGAACGTGTCACTACCTGGACAACACAAAAAACTTCTTTTTCCATGCCGCCCATTATAAGTGGCTTAGGCGGTGGAGCTGCTCAGCGTAGCGCAAGCAGCCCATCCGGCTAAGCTAATTTTTATCTAGGTATCTTTATGAAAACTTTGTGTTCAATGATGTGTGTCGTTCTTTTCGCTGCATGTTTTTCAGTTTTTGCAGATGATGAAAGGATGAATTTCGATTTTGACGCTATTCCCTCGAAAACTGCCTTACAGCTTATTGCTGATTTTGCCCGTCTTAATTTGGTTGGTGCGGATGATGTCGATGGCTCGATTACGATGCGAATGAAGTCTGTTACTTGGCAGAAGGCTTTGGAGTATGTTGTCAAAACTAAGAGCCTTCATTATGAAATCGAGGGCAACGTTTTATATGTATCTCGTGATCCAAAGTATTTCGTTCCTCTGGATTCTCCTTTGCCAGTGAGCAAGGATGACAACAAGAATACGATTTTTAATATAAAACATATGCTTGCATCTGAAGCTATTGCTGGTTTTCCGCTTTTTTCCAAAGAATTCAATCAAGAATCGCTTGCTGCTAATGATGCTTCTGGTGTGGTTTTGGCTCGCCTTTCCCCATCCCGGCTCGAAGAGCTGGCCTCGTATCTAAAAGCCGTAGATTTTCCGCGAGCTCAATTAATGATTGAGGCACGCATTGTTGAGGTAGACCGATCTTTTTCCAAACAACTTGGTGTTGATTGGTCTGGAACCATCAAGGCCGGAAATTTTATAGGAAAAACTGCCAGTACTTTTGTTGATACCGGTTCTTTGCCTGTTAGTGGTGGCATTGGCTTTGTCTCCAGTTCTGCGATTCTAGATCTGGAATTAGCTGCGATGGAGAAGGGTGGTTATGGAAAGGTGATCTCTCGACCAAATGTCTTTGCTCGTGATAAGCAACAAGCTCGGATCGTAAAAGGTACCGAGGTTCCTTATCAGCAGACTGCAGGGCAGGGGGCTACATCCACCTCATTTAAGGAGGCTGTGCTTTCTCTCGATGTGACTCCGTTTATCGATGACACTGGCGTAAGGCTCGACATCAAGCTTGCCAAGGATGAGCCTGATTTTGCTAATGCACTCAATGGTGTTCCGCCTATCAAAACTGTTTCTCTAGCCTCAAATGTCCGAGTAAAGCTCGGCACAACCGTTGCCCTTTGTGGTGTGTACTCGACGATTGAGACAACCCAGGAGCATCGCGTTCCTGGTCTAGCTTCAATCCCATTTCTTGGCCGGATTTTTCGTTATGAAACGCAATCGACTTCAACAGCGGAACTGATTCTTTTCATTACTCCAACCTTGGTGCCAGCGGCTGATGTCGCTCAAGTCATGTAGTGCTGATGAGTTCATAGAGCTTATAGTTATAACTAAACTAAATGCTTCTTTAGTTTAGTTATAACTTTAATTGCTTTGGCGGAGCAGGGCAGCGGGCAAATCCCACATTCCAAATAACTTGTCTTAATCTCTTCGTTTTCCTACGACTATAGCTCCGCGGCTGATTGAGAACCCGACATCACCAACGTAGGTCCCATTCGTTGCTATAGAGCTTTCCGATGTGCCTAAGGAAATCGGAAGGATGTTTACTACGTCATAGCCTTCGGCATCGTAGTCGTTGTAGACAGCTTCGAGCTGTTTGGCCATTTCGTCGACGTCTACCGTTCTTGGGTCGTAGACATCCTTGGTCGACATTCCCAAAATTCCGCTGGATACCTTTTTAGTTTTTAGGGCGCTGTAGAACCAGGTGGTGATGAATTTTTTCGACATTGATAGCTCCTTGGGCTTTACGTTTAGGTTCTTCGTTGAACCGAACGGCTTAAAGGCTATCACGATCGATAATGGCTATACGATGTCACTCGCGGTGATTGGTTTTTTCGCTGAGGCTACGGACGAACTACCGTCAGGATGATCGTGCCATCAGGTTGTTTTTCTATGTCCAGTTTGTCACCGGTGGTTAGCCCGGTAGCCGCTAGCAGATCATCAGGCAAGGGTATGATCAGGTCGCCACTGCCATCAGCGGCGTCTTCGCAGGTGACAATCCATCGTTTGTTTTCAACGCTTGGTGAATGGTTCATAGTTTTGATCCCGTGATGGCCAGAAGCTGATGATGCCTGTCTACCTTGTAAAAGGCAGTAGCAGGTCGCGTCAGGCTTAAAATCTGACCACCAGACGCTCCCACGTCCGTATAGGACGGTACGCATAATATCGATGACGTTATGGTAGCTATGCCGTCGTTTTCGACGAATTTAGCGCCGGGATAATGGCGAAGCCCCGGCGCTGAATTTATCCATAACGTCCATTATGCGAGGCGTAGATTTAGAGATTCTTGTGCTCAGATCGCCTTTCTATAATCGCTCTATAATCGCCTATAAAGTCAGCTTTCTGCCTGCTGCAGGAGATGCCTCACTGAAAAGTTTCACGCTGGAACTTTATAGATCGGTGAGCTTTTTTGTCTTTTAAGCATTCCGCTGAGCTCTTACTTATGCCAGTTTCTGTAGCAATTTTTGATGCTTTCGGCACGTTGCTAAAAATTGAGGAAGGCTCTCATCCTTACCGCAAAATCCTCAAGCTAGGGATCGAGCAAGGCCGTCGTCCCGGCAGCCGTGATGCCGAAGATTTGCTGACTAAGCCATTGGATTTAAGGCAGGCCGCTGACCATTTCGGCATCAGGGTTGAGGCTTCTATGATGAGCCGCCTCGAGTTGGATTTGGAAAGGGAGCTGGCAGGTATTGAGGCTTATTCTGATGGTCTCGCGGCTGTTAAAGCGCTCAAAGCCGCGGGCATAAAGGTTGTTGTGTGTTCGAACCTTGCTCAACCGTATGCCTCGCCAATTGAGCGACTTTTCCCGACCTTGAATGGCTATATCTATAGCTTCGCGGTCGGTGCGACTAAACCTTCGTCCGTCATTTATCACGAAGCTTTGCAGTCGGTTTCTGCGCTTCCGGAACATGCTTGGATGGTTGGTGATTCACGACGTTTTGACTGCGATGGGCCTACTGCTCACGGCATTCAAGGCTTCTATTTGGACCGTAAAGGTTGTGCCGGCTATGCGTCACTAGATCTGTTTGCGGAGGCTATTTTGTTAGCCCGGTGAGCTTTTCATTCAGTCTTTGTTCGTGAGGGTGGGACAGCTTTTTCGTCCCGCGCTCTCGGGCGAAGAGCGGGTGGTAGGGCAGAGCCCTACGTCTTCCATCCGAGTCCCTTCAAAAGTTCCAGCGTGGAACTTTTCACTCTTCCTCTTCGAACCAGCCGCCTTGGGCAGGGCCAGCTAGCGGGCCGAGTGGTTCCAAACTCTTTTCAGGGTGCTTTAGAAATTCCAGAAGCTTTTCATCCGTGGCATGGATCACGCGTTCCGATTTCTGATCTTCCCCAGGTACTGCTCGCTCAAAAGTTCCAGCGTGGAACTTTTTCGGCTCATCGCTCATGGCTGATTCCTCTCTGCATTCGCTACCTGGTACTGCTCGTTGAAAAGTTCCAGCGTGGAACTTTTGATGCCTTGCCGCTCTGGTTTCGGAGCGAAGCGAGTGGGGGTGCTGTTACACCCCCACTTTGGTATGGTTTTCCATACTTTTAAAGCCTGCCAGCTTTCCTGTCTTTCTTGGCATCTCGTGTTTTACACCCACTTCACCGTGGTTTCCCACGGTCGGTGAAATAGTCTTCGAGCTCCAAGCTCGAAAGCACACCGCTAACTATGTTGCGAGCCATTGGTTTAACGGAATCGGGTAAATCACTGAATCGTCTAAACAAAGCTTTCATGTCTTCTGCTACGTCACGCTCGCTCCCTTCAAGCAGGATCTCGTCTGTCGTGCATTTAAAAAGGATCGCCATGCGCACCACTTTGTCACCTGGCGGAGCATTTTTATCCTTTTCCCAGCCCGCGACGGTGTTCTCACCGCTGCCTATGGCTTCAGCCAGAGCCTTCTGAGTGAGACCTTGCCTCTCTCTTTTGATCCGGATGTTTTCTCCGATGCTCATTTCTGTGTGTACCAAGTAACTTTGATCGGCCAAATCTAACACCTGTATATTTATCCATCCCGAAATTATGTGGTTTTACCGCGAAATTCCGGTTGCGGCTCAAGCACCATATATCGTAGGCTATCATTCTAATTTAGTGGCTTGACAGGTTTTTGGATGTTCATCGATTGGCTCACGATTTCGCAGGAGCATGACCACGATCTACCGATCGTTGGCAACATCGTGCACCTGACGGTTGACGAGAATACCAATCAAGTTTTGAGCACTAGTCGACCTCGTTTCAAGCATGAGGGTAGTTTCTCCACCTCGGTCACGATTCATATTCAGGGCCGAAAAATTCGAGTTGAGGGAAATCCTAGTCGGGTAGGGCGGTTGGACAACCTGTTTGGACACGCGACCATCGAGCAATGTGTCTCGGTCTACAACGGATTGCTGCGTGAGTACGGTCTTCCTGGCTTCACCCGTTGCACAAGAATTGATATTCGCCAAGGGAAGCCAGATTCAGTTGTTAAATCCGGTGACCGTATAGCCGACGGCGCAAAAATTGAGCGTATCGACCTAACGACCAACTTTGCATTGGGGGAGGGCAACGTACTTGCTTATTTGCGTGGTGTTTCTAGTCAGCGTATTGGGCACTCCATCGGTTTTCTACATCCGAATGGCCGTACTGTTTCTTGGACTCCAAAGGGCAATGGAAAAGGCGGTCGACTTCAATATCGTAAGGCCTACGACAAGGCTTTTGAGATGGATCTGAATTCTCTTCCAAAGATCAAACGTCGGTTTGGTGAATCTTCAGAAGAGTACAAATATGTTAAGCGGGTTAGAGATTACTGCGCACAAGAAGGCGTGGTCCGCTTGGAACAAGAGCTAAAAAGCGAATTTTTACAGCGTGAAGCCCTTTGCTATTGGGGCCTATTTGATGAACGGCGTTTGGCCGAACTCCACAGCGAGTTTCTTAAGATAGATGAAAAGTTAAAGGTGACAGCCATGGATATTGTGAGTATTGCCGAACAGTTAATTGCTGAGGGTGTTTGCGACACCCTACGCTCTGCTCGTACCACGGCTAGTTACGCTCTTGAGTGGATGTCCGGAACAGCTAACATCGACTTTAAGAAGTCTCAGGTTAAAGGGCACGCAGCGAAGCTTAATCGAATCGGCATCAATATTCGAAATGCTTGTGACACAAGCCGCTTTGCTCCTGTTTTTGTTCGTCAATGCCGTGAAGTTTCAAAGTCTGCTTTGGTCGTCCCAGTCTGGTATCAACGGGCTAATCATCTCCAGCAGGTCGCAGCGTGAGAACTGTAGATTTTCAAGGTACTCAGCTTTCAACAGGTCAAAAACGTCGTTTGGCTGAGCAGCGACAAGTGCGTTCTTCATTTATCAATCCTGTTCTTGCTCAGCAGGTCGAACAAACATTTAGGGCTGTTGAAGCTCTTAAAGAGCTATGGTTTTTCGATTATGAAGAGAAAGGGACGCTTTGTATTGTCGATTGGGTGGGTTTCTAATGGATAAGAAACAGTTTCAGGTTCTTCGCTGGAATATCGAAGCTGACATTCGTAACCATGTGACAGATGAATCATTGGTTAAAAGCATCGCAGACAATGTTATGCGCACTGTATTGGCTGATTTCTCCAATCAGGCTGTTATTAGGCAACGCAGTAAACTTCAATTTTTAACATTCAGGCGTAACCC